ACGTGCATACATGTTGTCTGGCGGTAGTGACTCATCTAGCAACACGCGCTTAATGTTCATGCGTAAATCATTAACCACGATCTGGGACACATTAAAATCACCAGCCCTTGGCAATGCACGTAGGGATTCGCCTTGCGGGCCACCGTTTCTGGCCACAGGGATAATAGCGCCTGGCACAATCTTGACCGTCTGCGGATTCAGTACCCCGTCATCAGCTGCCGTATACGCACCAGACACAGCCAATGAAGCGTTCTTTAGCACCAGCTCAAGCGTTTTATTTAGGGTCTTGATGTCAGGCAAGGCAGTAACCAACGGACCACGGCCGTAAATTTCACCGGCCACCTTCATGTACCTGCTTACCACCCAAGGCGAGGAGTCCATGCGGCGGTAGACGATCTCCTCTTTACCAGCTTGATCTAAGACGTGGTAGCACCAGTCGCCACGCTCTGCGTCATAAATAGTCGCCTCTAGCAACTCGACATCATCTGTTGGCTTGTCTTCATAACGCTGCTTGACCATCTCTGGCAGCTCGGCATCACGCCATTGCTGGGTGACAGCTTCTGCTTTCATACGGATTTTGCGATATATCTTATCCACTTTGCCGTTTGCGCCTTCTTCGTAGGCAACCAAAAACATCGGCACTGGGATAAAATTAATCGGCTTTACATCATCGCCAGGCAACACCAGCATGGCAGCGGTACCAACACACAGGTCAAGCAGGAACTCGCCAATGGCGATATCAAAGTTTGACTGCTTGATCAGAGCAAACATTTTTTCGTTGTAAACATCCAACACTGCTTGCGCTTCAATGCGGCGATCTTCAGGGATGTCTTGGCCGGGGTCTAGCCTGCACCAGTTACGCTGAGGCGGGAATATGCCAGACTGCAATCGGTTGGCAAAACGCTGCGTCGAGTTAATCGCTGTTGAGTCAAACACCCGCGTCATCTTTTTATTGCCTACACTGTTGCCTTCCCAGTGGCCGTAAAGCTGTCGCTGTGGCAAAGCAAACTCGTAGCAATCGCGGTACAAGTCCTCAAACAAATCTTTCTTTCGCTGGGCAACTTCGGCTCGCTTGATTATCTCGCCAACCGGCAACTTCTTGCCTTCGTATTTTGCCTTAGCCATTATGGCTCCTATTCATACCAAATCATAGAAATTTCAGCGGATTCGGATTTTCCACTAGTGTTAGTTAATCTAAGCAAATATGTTGTCAAAGGCTTAAGAACTAAACTTGCGGAATTCAGATCACCGCCCGGTGAATTGTTAGACCTCCCCGCAAGAACCAGCCTTTGAACCAACAAAGTGCCCGTGCTTGAAACCGTTGGCTGCACCAAAATAGCGGACTCGCTTTCAATGGTGCTATTCCTATTGCGAGAAACCGCTGTAGCAGTTGTGCCCCCGCTAACCGTTGCATTTTCATATAGGAATCCAGTAGCGTTTCCAGAAGCAGAACCCTCAATGTTGATTTTTGCTTGGACGCCACTAGCAAAGGCTATAGCAATATCAATACTTTGACCGTCAGGAAGCTGATCGCCACCTGCTCTTACAACCCCGAACGCATAAGACACACCATCAACGAGCGCAATATCTCCGTTGGATATAGTGGGAAGCGGTGCCTCATCGCCAGACAGCACCAAATCACCGTCCATGGTCTGGTGTGACAAAACAACATACCTGCCGTTCGTATTGTCGGATTCTGGCTTAATGTACTGAATAGTCATTTCTTTTTGCGCATTGCAGTCTTAGCCGCCTTTCTAAAAGCGGCATCTGTTGGCGCACCTTTGTCGCCCTTGTCGCGCATCTTTTCTCCTGATCCGGACTCAATGCGCTTGCGCTTGTCGTTGATGTTTTTGTACAAACCCTCTTTCATTTTAAGCTCCTGTCATTAAAGGGCGGTCACGCATACGAGTGCGAGCACGCCGTGTTGCTGCTCTGCGCTCACCAATTTCTCTTTCTGTAAAAACTCTTTGTTCTTCTAGTGATTGCCGGTATCTCTCCGAAAGCCCTTCAAAGCTAGGCGCGTCAGGAGCAGACTCTGGTGCTTGCGGCGCCTGAGCAGAAAATTCACCGGGGTCTGGCCCTACTCTTTGAGCCAAGCTATAGGTAGGAGAACCACCCCTGCTCGTGCCAACCCTATTTAGAACAAGATTGGAAGGCAGGTTGGCTGCGTCAAATCCACCAACACGCCGCTTATTATCAACATACCATGTGTCAATTTTGGTTCCCGGCACCCCCGCCAGCGCCCGACCGGTTGGCGTGTCAACATTATATAAATTGAAATCTGCGTTCGGATCAGCGGTCAAAAATGTGCTAGGCCTATCTCGCCTTGGTAATGCAACAAAACCGCCTGGCAAAGTATTGACCTGGTTAAAACGATCTACAGCGGTGTTGTATTCCTGCGATCTTTCTTGGAACTGCCTAGCAGCAGCTTCAAAGTCACCCATGCGGCTGGCGTAATCTGCCAACTGCTGTTGATATTGGTTCTGAATCTGGGATTGCTCTTGTTGAAAGCGGCCCTGTGCGCCAGACCTAGCAGACTCAAACCCTTGTGTTAAAGACTCAATTTCATACTGCTGCCTAGAACGCCTGCGCCCTGCACGCGCTTCAGCCATCCTACGGCTTACTTGAACAAATGGCATGTCCCAATCTCCTTAAGACAACGACGCACCGGAACCCAGTTGAGCAGAGCCAAAGTCACCCAAACCAGCCTCGGGATTTAATCGCTCTTGAGATAACAAAGACCTTCTACCGCCTCTGCGCATCTGACGCATACGATTAGACTCTGCCTCAGCCATCTCGCGCTGCTGTGTTTGCAAATCCTGCGCCATTTGCTGAGCGTTTTGTTCTAGCTGTGCGCGCTGTTCAGAAGCCTGACCAATCTCAAAATTCAGTCTCTCTTGAGCAGTGCGTGCACCCTGTCTTTGCGCAGCGATCTGTCTCTCAACTTGCTGAGCAGCTCGCGTGGCTTGGCGGTTCGCATCAGCCCTAGCAGCAGAAGCAGCAGAAGCCTGTCTATTGGCGGTATAAATACTTGCACCCAACACAGCTAAAGCAATAAAAGGCATGTTCTACCCCGAATTAGTTATCCTGACCAAATTCTAATTGATATTTACAATATTTGATATAGCTTATAGCACTACGGTATCTTTTAGATATTAGGCAAGATAACGGTGTAGTTGTCAACAGCATCTTGGTATTCTTTTTTCTCTGCTGACCGATTGTATTTTTGAGCAACCTTTTTAACCCGTTTCTTTTTTAGCCTGCTTGTTTTTATTTGTTCTGCTATTTGTTTGTTAGTACTCATATCTATACACCTGCTCTTTGGTGGACGAACCTAGCCTTTCCTAGCGAAAAGCTAAGTCCTTCATCCTGCTCTCTGGAGCCACGGAACCCGTCAGCCGTTCGGTGTTGGGCGCTAACTTCGCCACCCTTGTCGCTGTCTCACACCTAACCCCACAGTAGCGACTATCCCCAGACCCTGCCGTCTATTAACCCGACGATCTGGCGGTTGCCCAAAACAAAACCGCTCAGGTTCTGTTCCGTAGCGTGGCCATTGGATTGTCGCCCAATGGTACGAAACAGACCTCAGCGGTCTAATGTCGCTCACGCTTGCAACAGTTGAACTGTATCACGAATCTTTATCTGTGTTCAATAGCTTTGATCTAATTTTTGTTAATAATGCGCGTTCTTGCTGTATCAGTACAGTCTCAGGTGTTGCATTTTCGCCATAGCCCGGATAACTGAACAACCACTCGTATTCGCCCTCATCTAACTCTTGTGCCATGTACTGCACCACCTGGTCACTGGCGTCTACGGTGTACAACCTAGACTTGTATTCGCCTAACGGCAGCACTTGCCCCTGCCACGGCACGATATCTATCTGCCCCCGAAGCCACGCTGAGTAGCTCCAAGGGCATTCGTCTCTTATGGACGAAAAGTATTGATCCCAATCACTTCTTGGGCGGCTTTTTACCACGACCTTTTCCTGGCATGATTTACTCCTTTGGGTTGAAAATTCATATATAGCATATTCCTAGTCAAACACGTTGAAATCAGTATTTGCACTTAATTGGCCAACAAAGTTGCTTTGACCCAACAGTGGAGTCTTGGTCATACGTCTGTGTTCACCACCACCGGTCAGCAGATAGCCAAATGCGTCACCCACGTGCGAGTGTTCGTTCTTGTTAGGTGTGTCTTTGAACCGTTCTTGGCCTGCACCAACCGATACCCGCTTAAAGTGGTACCCACCAGACAGTGATTTACGCAATAGCTTGCAGTCTTTGCTCACAATCAGCCCTGGCTTACCCATAATCAGCCTTTGCATGGGCAATGCAGAGCCTTCACGGCGCACTTGGAAGTTGTTACTAGGCGCTGGCTGCGCTCTTAACCCCAATGTACGCAAGAAATCAAAGGCAGTTACCTCATATATCGCATCTCTTTGCATACCAGCAGGGTCACCCCAGATCATCATCTGCGCTTTAGGGTAACGAGCGTTCAATTCACCCAATAACTGTTGCCCAAACCGCTCTAATCCCATGTCAAAGGTGACAATCTCATGCAATATCACCCACCTACCGTTGTTCAAACGCTGTCCAATGACTGCTGCTGGGGTTAAACCAAAGTCCAATCCGACCTGTAATGGCACTGAAGGGTCAAACTCCACGTCACCAGCCATGGTATTGTCGTCATACTCAGGCCAAACGGGTCTACCTTCTTGCACATAAGTGTATTTACCTTCGGCATAACACCGTATCCAGTCTAAATTCTTGCCACCTAGCATCTGCATGTAGTAACCAGGCGGCAAATTGTCTAGATTCTCTGCCTTTGAGTTTATTTTCCACCACCGGCCACTGGCATAAATGTGGTCATTAGCCTCTGGGTTCTCAGGTAAGTCATCAGCATTAACCTCAACCACACCGCCGGCTTGCTTAAAGAACTCCCAAGCGTAGGCACCGGTTAACTTTTCTTTCTCTGCTACCTTGTACCACCAATGGTCGTCATCCATTGGGTTGGTATCCATCCAGACGCCACACCAAGTGGCACCACCATCACGCTTAGTCGGGTATCGCCCTACACGGTGTGTTAACCCATCAATCACAGCCTTAGGCAGCTCTCGTGCCTCATTAACCCAAGCACCTGTTAACTCTAACGACAGCAGCTTTCTGACGTCCTTAGGCTGATCTAAAGCCAAGAATATAACTTCACAGTCAATGCCAGCAGCATCACCCCTAGCAGGCAGTCTAATGTGGTGGGTAATGGGTGGTGTCCACAGCATAGGGCCAAAGGTAGACTCAGGGAACAAATCCAACCAGGTCTTAATGGTGGTTGTCTTTAACATCGGATAACTGTTTCGCACAATGGCAAAACGTGTATACCGAATGCCGTCTACGGGACTAGGCTTTTGCTTGACTGCTCGCAACATGATCTCAGCTGCGCAAGCGTAAGACTTACCCGAGCCTACAGGCCCGAGCAACCCCCTGACAAAGGCATTTGACTGCAAGAACTTATACACCAACGGGCTTTTCCTAAAGTTTAGGTTCAAGCCAACCGCTGGCAATTCCTTTGTAGACTGCTGCTTAGTCCTTGCCATCTTTAACCTCTATGTCTTCAGGTGCTTGCACATTAATACCGATCACACTCGGTTTGTCAGAGCTGTCCTCTGGGTTGTCCAACAAGCCACTAGCCTTAGCTAGCAACCTCAACACACCCACTTTGTCATACAACTCTATCTCTAGCGTCTGACCGCCATCCTTGTCTTTCCTAACCTTGATATTCTTAATAGCCTGCAAAGCGTGCTCAGGTATGTCATCACTAGCCTTGACCTGAATATTGCCCTCTGAATCCCACTTCATTATGTCTGTCAGTTTGGTGTTGGCCATACACAACAAACTGTAAGCAACTGCCTCACGGTTCTGAATAATCGTGTCTGATCGCTTTAGCTTGTTCTGTACAGCCCTAACACCACCCCAGCCATCTAACTGTGGCACCACTCTAGATTGTCTCTGCCTAGTAGCCATTTAACAACTCCTTATGCCGCTGCTTATGGCAGGGCTGACACAACCACATAACACCCAATGGTTTGTCATAGTCTTCATGATGCGCAACGCTTTTTTCGCAACCACATTTAACGCAAGGCTGGCGAACCAGATCGCCAGATCGAACCGCCCTAGTAACCGCATTGTGACATTTCATTCTACGCTTATCAGCCTGACGCCAAGCCTTACTGATCTCCGACGCAGCTTTTGCTCGTTCAGGGTCTTTTGCGCGCTTTCGGTCATACTCACGGTAGTAATCAATGTTTTCCTTTCTGTTCTTTTGAACATCTAATTTATTGCACGCTTTGCACTTATTAACACGGCCATCAGCCATTGCGGAGTGTTTGT